CTGGCCGCTGCGCAGTCGGTGTACAACGACCGCGCCTCGCGCATGAACCGCGCGTACAACGGGCGCGGGGCGGCCTGACCCGCTCCGAGGGCGAGCCCCCGACGCCGACCTCGGAGCAGCTACACACCAACGGAGAGCAACATGACGTGGACCCAGAAGCAACAAGCCGTAAGTCAAGAAGTCGCCCGACACCGCGCCCTCTGGGGCGAAACTTTCGGGCTTCGCGCATTCCCAGGCGAGAAGTTTCAAGTCGTCGAGGCCGCGAGCTTCTACTCTCAAGCCGGTGTCCAGTTGTACCTCTACCGCTGGGTCGAAGAAGAGTCTTCCTGGCTTGCGTCCACGAAAGGGAGCCCGGACGAGCTTCATTGCCAGAGCGTAAAAATTAGCGGCAATAAGGGCAGCTGAGCAAAGCAGGACGTCGCCGCAGCGATCAGTCTGCTTCGGATGTAGGTCTGTCAGCAAGTTGCTATAGTGGTCGTCGGGAGCGAACATGAACGACGAAGACCTCAAACGGCGGCTGCTGCAATCTCGCAACGTAGACAGCCTCGTCACGCGCCTCATGCCGACGCTCGCGCGCATGGGTGCAGTCATCGACGAGCTTCGCGTGATGACCCTCGCTGACCGTCGAGCCCTCCGTCGGCTCGTTGTTGAGATTCACCCGCTGGGCGAGGATCGCTTCAAGGCGGTATACGGAGAGGAGATCATCAAGGCGCGGGCTGAATTAGCAGCGAACAATCGCACCGTGCCCACTGAAGGCAGCGAGGGCGGTATTCTGTCGCACTGATTGCCTGGAGGCTCTCCATGTACGCTCCGACCTCGACCGCTGAAGCCATCAAGAACCGCTGCGCGCATACTGCGACGCGGTACGACATGCTGGAGAGTCAGTGGCTCGACCATGCGGAGACGCGCGTTGCGGAGTTCTTCGCTGCGGAGGTCGGGGCTACGCTTCCGCCTGCCGAGACGGCTTACAATCTCTTTTTGAGCATCGTGCTTCAGATATGCACCCTGTACGACACGGAAGGCGTCGTTGAGGCAAGAGGTGCAGACCATGAGGAGGTCGCTGCCGTTGTCTCTCAGACATGGTGGGCACAACAGCAGCAGACCCTTGAATATACCTTCGGGCTCAACGACTGCTTCGTCCAGGTCTGCTGGACTCAGGATCGCGGCATCTTTTACGAGATCGTGCCGCCGCATTGGTGTGCTGGACCTGATGAGGACACCGACGTCGTACCGGACCCTCGCGCACCAGATCAGCCGATTGCGATTAGTCGGATGGAGCACAGCGAGAACCCGACGACAGGCGTTGCCGAGTACACGTACACGATCCGAGACTTGCGTCCGACCCTGAAGGGCGAGCCGCCGATCTTCCGCGTGGAAGTAGAAGACGACGAAGGCAACCGACTCGACCGGACCGAGGACTACTACCCACCCGACACGATGGAGAACGGCTGGCCGAAGAGTGAAACAGCAAGGGACGGAACCCCGGTGATGACGCTCATCGCGTACCACCGTCGGATGTGGTCCCGCGTGCTCACTCCTATGCGGGGGTCGGAGATGGTTAGCGCGGCGCTGACAGTTGCCGCGTTGATCACTTCCTGGGAAGGAGGGTTCCGAGATGGAGCGCACCCGCAGCGCTATGTCATGGACGTCGAGGTCAAGAACCAGACGACCGGCATTCAGCATCAGACTGGCGGGAAGACAAGCGGTCCGAACCCTCCCATCAAGTCGATCAAGATGGACCGGACAAGCATCCTGCAACTCCGGTCAAGCGGAGATCGTCCAGGCGTCGCGTCGCAGTTCAATCCTGTCATGGACCCGAAGCCAGCGCTGGAGGCTGTGGTCGCCTTCGCTGCTCAGGCTGCGATCTATACCGGCGTGCATGCAGACGACATTAGCGTCGGCGGAGGCTCGGCAGGTCAGTCGGGCTATGCAGTCGCCATCAAGCGCTCTGGACAGCAGCGCGCTCGCAAGAGGCTGAAGCCATCCATGCGAGCAGGCGACCTTCGCACGCTCTCGACGGCTGCGAAGATCTCCAACGCGAACCAGGGTACGAACCTCCCGGAAGCGATGGGCGACTGGATGATTCGCTATGCAGACCTCCCAAAGAGCCTGGAGGAGATCAAAGCGGAGCTAGAGGAGGCAGATTCGTTGCGAGAGCACGGGCTTATCAACCGAGTTGACCACTTCCTCCGGTTTCATCATGGCTTGTCACGCGAGCAGGCGATGGAGAAGCTCGTCAGCAACGCTCTGGAAGACGCGCTTGTCGAGCGAGCCATCACCGAAGGGCTGACTGCCCAGAACATCAACACCGAGCCCGCTGAGGGCGAAGAAGACGACAACGAACAAGGGAGCGACACCGAATGAGTGAAGAGACGACGCAGACTTCGCAGACGGCACCTCAGACCATGCGAATCGAGGTAGCAGGACAGCCTTCGACGCCTGCCTCCAATGGACATCAGCCATCGGGCGCGCTCTACGACCCGACCGCTGATGCTCCTGACGGATGGACTCAGACGAAAGCTCCGGATGGGTGGCATCAGTCAGCGTGGGACCAGATGCAGAAAGAGCGACAGCGCATGCGAAACGCCGAAGCCCGCGTTGCGAAACTCACCTCCGAACTGTCTGCTGCGACGGAGCAGTTGGGTCAAGTTGACGCGCTCCAGAACCAGATCGCCACAATGCAGCGGAATCACAAGCAGGATCTCGTCTTCCTTGAAGCTGGCGGAGGTTTCACGCACCCGTCCGTCCGACGCATGGCCCGCCGAGAGTTCGACGACCACATCGGAGAGTTGAAGCAGCAAGGCGTCGTCGCAGACGAACTGCCTGACTTCGGTACGTGGCTGCACAGCGATTCGACGAAGTCCAACCCGCTGATGGCTCCTCACTATCCGCAGGCACAAGTCAGCGCCGAGAACGAACTGCCAGTCCACAGCGACAACGAGCCTGCCCCGCAGACCAACCAGGGCAAGAGCACAGGCACCGTCCAGACCTTCAAGGCACCGAAGACCGAGTGGACCGACGAGAAGATTGCACTCAGCAAGGCGCGCGGTCGCTGGAAGGTCGGCAAGGTCGATCTGTGGCCGAACGGCGACTACAATCTTGTCGGCGGGTCGAAGGACTGGCAAGACTGGATGCGGTGGCGAGACGCGAACTCGTAGTTGACAGCGCTCAGGGGATGGTGTACTGCTTGACGAAGCAGAGCCATCGGTCTCCGGTCCGTTAGCCGGTGTAGGCGAAAGAGTTTCCACGACGCACCTTGCGTCATCACTCAATCGAACCGGAGCCCGTACTCATGGCTAATGAGATCACTCACGCGCTACTCCAGACGAACGGCGGTCAGTCCGCGTCTGTCCTGTCCGACATGCTGCTCGCGCAGCTTTTCGACCCTACCGACCTTCGCAGCGTCATGCAGTTTATCGACGTCGATGGTGTCACTGGTAGCGATACCGTTGATGTGACTCTCGATGCGGTCCCGCAGGCTGCTGCTGCTGCCTCCTCCGAAACCAGCGGTGGCCAGAGCAACACGGCGTACACGACCGGCTCGTTCTCGCTGACCTGGGCTCGCTATGTGCTCCAGTACCAGCCGACCGATCTGCTCGCCATCAACGGTGGTCCGGTGCAGATGCAGCAGGTCATCAACAGCTTGCAGCAGAGCATCGGCCTGACCCTGACCGACCTCGTCTGCGCGTTGTTCCCGTCGCTTGCCAACGACGTCGGCCCCGGCAGCGGTGTCGATCTGGATGTCGACAGCGTCTACGACGCTCAATTCCAGTTGAACAGCCAGTCTGTTCCCGGTCCCTACTACTTCGTCGCCCACCCGACGCAGTTCAACGACTTCCAGAGCAGCCTTCGCGCCGAGCCCGGTGCGATTCAGTTCGTCCCGGCGACTCCCGAGATGTTGCGTCTCAGCGGTCCTGGCATGAAGGGAACGTGGAACAACATCAACTTCATGCAGTCCGACAGCGTGACCACGGTCAACAGTGGCGCGGATCGGAGTGGTGCGATGTTCGGCTTCGGCTGCTTCGCGTACACCCTGCGAGCTTGGCGGCGCGTTGTCGCCAGCCTGATGATCAACCCTGCTGACATCATGGCCGACTTCGGTGTCGCCTGGGTCGAGCGGAACCGTGACGCGACCAACGGCATGACCGAGGCGATCCTCAACATGTACCCGGCGGTCGTCGAGCGCGAAGACCTGCGCGGTGTCGAGGTCATCTCGGACGCCTGATAGCGTCTCGGGGAGGTGCTCGGCGGCGGCTGGGCACCTCCTACACCATCACGCAACAAGGGAGCAGCAACCATGCAACGCCGATTCACTCAGCCGCAAGCGCAGACTCACGAACAAGCCGCCCCGGAAGGGCTGCCGGTTCAGCGCGGCGGTCCTCGTCCTGCCGAGACATACATCTTCGTGCATTACGAGCAGTCCTGGTATCACTCGATGGAAGTGGACCCGGAGACGAAGCAGCGGTACGGATGGTTGCCACGCCCGAAGCGCGCCATCGGCAAGCCGGGTGTCAACGGAGTCAAGGATCCTGGCTACGCTAAGCCGGTCCGAATCCAGCATATGCGGGGCATGCTCAACGGTCATGCCGAAGCGGGTGCGCGCGTCCTGTACCCCAACGATTCGGCGTTGGGTCCGTACATGCACTACAACAAGTTCTACACGACGACGACCGGCGGTGAGTGGTACGTCGAACCAGGGCAAGAGGCACTCGTCACGCCCAACGGCTCGATCATGTGGAACAGCGACGACGTTCAGCCAGCGTTGCTCGCCTTTCATGCCTTCCTTCGCTACACGAACCTCGTTCATCCGTTCGTCCGCGAGTACTTCATGCAGAAGATGGGGATCGAGCGAAACCGCCTGAGCCGGTTCGAGCAGGCTGCTTCTGCGAACCCTTCTCTCAACCACAAGATCGACAAGCAGCGCGCGAAGATCGAGGCGATGGAGGAGGATTGGGCGGTATACGAGCGCGAGATCACGCGTCGGATGGGGCTTCGGTCTCCGCAGGTCCAGCAGGTCTCGCACGCTGGAGCCGCTGAGTCACAGCCGCAGCCGCAAGTCCCGGCTGACAACTTCGACACCTTCGACACTGATCCGGCTGATCTGCTTGACATGGCGATGGCTTCGGCTGTCGTCGTCAAGGCGGGCGCGTGGTTGAAGTTCGAAGGCGAGAACCTGGGTCGAGGGCGCGATGCAGCCCTGGAGGCTCTGAGCGCGAGTCCTGCTTTGCAGAACCGTCTCCACGTCGCACTCGACAAGGCTCGGAGCAATAGCTGATGGGATTCCAAGACACCGCTGAGACGAAGGTCGCGCAGCAGCACGAACCAGCAAAGCCCGGCGAGGCTGACGACTGGCTCGACAACATCACGCCGCGCATCGTCAGGGCTGGTCAGCACTTCAGCATGCAGCACGAAGACGGCGGGATTCGCGTCAACATGAAGCACAAGCCCAACGGGGGCGAGGTGCTTGGCATGCGCGAGACGATGGGGCGCATGAAGCGACAACTCGTCGAGGCTGGCAACGACCCGGCGTATGCTGACAAGATCGTTCGTCGATGCGCGACGCGCATGGATCGAAGGCTGGAGCGCGGCCCGAAGCGCTAATCAAACATCCTGAAAGGCCCGTCAGTGGGCGGGAAGAGGAGACAACATGGCTACTTTCAAGGGCGGAAACCCGTTCAAGCTCGTCCGACGACTGGTTCTCGACGGGGGCTTCAACACGGAAACCCTCGGCGCGACTCGCGTTCTCCTGGACCGAGACGCTCATGTCCAGAAGCTCGATCCGGGTGGGTCTGCGCGCGAAGTTGATCTCCGCAAGGCGACGAAGGGCGATTGGTTCCTCATCGTCAACGCTGCTGACGCATCCGAGAACCTGACCATCAAGCAGCCTGACAGCAGCACGACCCTCGCTACTGTCAACCAGAACGAGGCGGCGCTCGTCTTCGTCGAAGACACCGGTCTGACTTGGACTCTCGGATTCGTCTTCACCATCGCTCTCTCGTAGGCTGATTCATGCCTACCAAGAAGCCCAAGGCGACGACGAAGGCTGCTTCGAAGGGTGCAAGCAAGGCCGATGCCGGTTCGCTCCTCCTGAAGCGTTCTAAGGCGAAAGCCGACCTCGTTCAGTTGCGCGCTGCTCTACGTCAAGCTGTCGGCGCTGAAGACTACGCTGAAGCTGCGAAGGTCGCTGCTGCCATTCAGAAGGCAGAAGCGGCGAAGGCGAAGGCTGAAACCTCTCTCGGTAAGTTGACCGGCTAGGTCATTTAGGGTGCTGGGTTGCGGCTCTCATCGCTCCCTTTGATGATGCTGCACCCCGGCACCCGTTCCTAAAACTATGTCTGACTACATCGCCCGACACAAGCTCCCGTACTTCATCCAGCGTGGCATCGACAATACGCTGTCGCTGGACGTGTACGACCTCGCTGGCACTCAGCAGACCCCGTCTGCGGTGACGATTCAAGTCCTGCGAGGCGCGACGGACGTAGTGGCAGCGGGCACCTCGGCAACCGCTGCCGCGCCGAGTACCTACACACTGACCTCGGCAACCATCGGAACCGACACCGCATTCGCTGACGATTGGCTCGTCAAGTGGACGCCGACCCTCGACGGTACAGCGATCCCGCTGGCTCCTGTTCCTGCTTACCTGTGTCGCACCATCTACCGTCCAGTCATCACTGACACCGACCTGACAGACATCCACAGCGAGCTAGCAGACATCATCGAAGCCCTGGACGACACCTCGTACCAGAAGCAGCGCGAGCATGCGAACGTGGTTGTTCAGACGAACCTGATCGCTCAGGGTCGCCGTCCGCATCTCATCTTCGATGCATGGCAGGTTCGCCTCTGCCACATCTACCTGACGCTGCACCTCATCTATAACGACTTCTACAGCACCATCGGCGATTCCAAATACGCGCGCCTGCGCGACTACTACTGGAACCCGAACGACAACTCAGGACTTTACGCGAAGACCTGGGAGACGCTGGAGTTCAGGTACGACGGCAACGAGTCGGGCACTATGGACGCCAACGAGCGCGGCAGCGTCAACTCGCACCCGATCCTCAGCATTACTGCGGGCAACGGTCCTGGTCGATACACCTTCAGCGGTGGTAGCAAGCGATGAGCCACGTCATGCTGCACAGCCATCTGGAGGCAGCCGAGCAGCGCCTGACTGACTCGGACCTCGATCTGAAGGTGCTAGACCGCATCGGCACGCTCGCCTCGTGTACGCCGAACGAGCTTCTGCACCGGGGCGTCCTGCTGGCTTCTGACTCGTCTATCAATACGCAGCAGTATCGAGACACGACGCTAGCTAGAGTCCAGGACAGCCTGCGACTCGAATTCGGATACCGAATCATCTCCAGGAAGCAGAAAGCACGCCGCAACGAGGCGATGGTTCTGGAGGAGCAGATCCGGCGACTGTTGACAACTGGACCGCTGCTGCTGAACTCTGCGATCCTTAGCTACATCGGAACGCCGAATCGGCGTCTCCATCCTCAGAGTCATGAGTGGTGGATCACCACGATGACCTTCTCCGTCGCTCGCGACGCCATCCTCGGAGGCTGACCCATGGCCGAATCACTTGTCGTCCGCACGAAACGAGACATCACTATCACCATCACGGATGGCTCGGACACCTATACCGTCGCCTACGAGCCCGGTGACCTGAACGTCGATATTCCGCTGTACAGCGTCGAGAACTTCCTTGACCGGGGCGCTTTCCCTGCTGTCGGTACGAAGCCCTCCATTCGCAAGGGCGACGACGCGCCAATGACGTTCTCGTTCTCAGCGTACGAGCGGAATTGGTACAGCGCGAGCGACCACGCGACGCTCTGGGACATCGCTGTTCGCTTTGCGACTCCTTCTTTCGTCGTAGACAACTTCGCCAGCACCATGGGTACGAGCAGCGACGTCGAGACGTATACCGTGCAGTTGAGCCAAGAAGGCAGCGACTTCGGTGAGAGCGACATCACGATGACGCTGCTCTACTCCTCATTGCGAGGCTCTCGCGCTGACGGCTACCCCAACACGATCAGCATCAGCGGAACGTCGTTCCAGTTGAAGCCGACCATCGCCTGAGCAGGAATCATCATGGCATCGACTATCGACGGCGGCATCGTCATTAGCCTGAAGGGCAAGGAAAAGGTGTCAAGCGGACCGCTGAAGGGTGTGAACGACCACACGCTGCAACTGTTCCTCGACCTCGCCAACGGCACCAGCAACGGACAGATCGACCTCGTCTACTCCAAGCAGGAGACAGGCATCGGCGCGAGCGTCACTACCGTATACGACCTTGCTGGCAGTCTGACTGACCTGAGCGGTAGCACGATCACCTTCGCTGAAGTTGTGCTCGTTGCTATTCGCAACCGGTCCAGCACCGCTGCGAACCGTTTGCATATCGGTCCGGACTCCAGCAATGGCTTCGGAGTCGAAGCCTCGAATAAGGGCTTCTGGGCTGATGCTACGGACCGCAACGTCGTCGCTGCGGACTACAACAGTCAGGACGGCGACGGCTCCTGGGTCATCCTGATGAGCCGGGGCGGGGTTCCTGTGGCCGCAGGAAGCACTGACGAACTCGCTGTCATCACTCAGGGCAGCACCAGCGCGAACACGTGGGACTTGCTGATCCTGGGTCGGTCTGCTTAGGACTACGCCAAAGCAGGAAGGGCCGCTTCGATTAGCGGCCCTTTTTCGTTGTGGTCTGGATTAGCTGACGAGACAGACCACATGAAGGTTCGACGGCTCGACGGTGAACAGCCGCGAAGAGCAACCGTCAAGAGGGCGGTCGAGCGTAAGCGAAATCGACGCTCCGTAGCAGAGACGACGCGACACGATGGTCCGAATCTGACCCTCGATAATCGCCGTGCGGCCAGTCGAGTTCCAAAGGGCGTTCATGGTGGCAGGGTGCTTCGTCATGTTGTTCTCCGTTGTTGTGCGCGTAATACGCCGCCCCCGAAACTCTATTTCCCCACGGGGCGATTTTTTCTGGAGCAGGCACAACAGCCCATTCGCACAAACTCTCTCGGTCGTCCTGCTCCTGCATCCACAGCAGGTTGACGCGGTCATGAAGTGCCACAACAAGCTCCCAACGGCGACGGCAGACATGCTGACGCGTTGTAGAGCATGCGCGACGCTGCTAGCTCGTACAGCGTCTCTCGCACGCTTGACAAGTCGGCATCGTCAATCGTGTGCGCGCTCCAGCGCGGACCTTCGCAGACAACGACGCGAATCCAGTCTGGATGCTGTACCCAACAAACGACGATATCGTTCTCACCGCGACCCCATCTTTCGACGATGCGCTCTGTAATTCTGCCACGGGCAACAGTGCGAGCTGCTTGCTCAACGATGGCGGTCCAGGAGTTCATCGCTCCTGATCTCCCGCCACCTCGACGACGTGCTTCGCATACCACTCCTGCATCGTCCTGATGTCAGCGGTCAGAAGGTGCGTCGAAATGCCTGACCGATGAGCTTCGGAGTAGCCAGTCAGATCCCAGGGTCCACCGCGCTGCTCGGGCGGGGTCAGGTTGATGTCGGCGTAGACTTCGACGCGATTGTCGATGTGGATTTCGAAGTGCCTGTTCATGTGTCTGTCCTGTTGAAAGGATCCTCGCAGGACCATGTCCCGTTCAGATAGGTCGCGTGCCTCCGGGTGCTGTCGTCCATCGCTAGCGTGACTGCTGGCCAGTGCCTGCTGACCCGCTGGATCTGCCGCACGGTCAAACAGCAACCTTGCTCCTCGGCCAGCCATCGCGCGCTAAACTCGTTGGGGTAGCCGTGCTCTTCCATCGCGCGCCGAAGCGCGTCAAGCACCTCGTCTAAGTGGGTACGGGTCATGCGACTTCCTTGTCGTCAGTAGTGATAGGCGCGAGCGCCTGGATCGGGCGCGTGCCTTCGCCTTCAGCGAAGAGGATGAGCGCCATCGTGACCAGTAGGTTGAGGATCATGTGCGCGTACTACGCGAGCGTCGATCTTCTATTTCTGCTGCTTCGTTTTTTTTTTTGAAGCTCAGACTTCCAGGTAGTCGAGGCGACGTCCGAAGCGAGGCGGGCGACTCCAGGAGTCATACTTCGCGCGCAAGTAGCGACGATAGGCAAGGTGCGCGCATTGGTGTCGATGCTCGTCTGGCATTGCCTGCGCGAACGGCAGCAGGTCGCCGGCAGGCACATGAGACGCAAGAGAACGCGCAAGGTCGATGACGGTCTGCGACTTGTGCGGCGGCTTGTTGGGGTAGCGATACAGCTTCTCAGCGCATAGCGCGTCGGCATGGTCGCAGAGCCACAGGAAGTTCGCGCGAGTCTGTCCAGCCCACAGCGTGCAAGGGTGCTTTTGGTACGCTGCACGGTAGAGCCTGGAGTCGGTCACTCCTGCTGCGCGAAGCGCTGTCGAGAGCATCTGCGCGCTCTCCAGCGCCATCTTGACGACATGTCGGTTGGCAAGAACAGTCGCGCTGCGAATCGGGCACGGGTCGGTGGCGAAGATGTTCATCGATTCTGCTCGCGTCGATGCTCGACGATGCAGAGGACAATCAAGAGCAGGGCGATGATGAAGAAGAGTGCCGAGGTCATGCGAGCCACCCATTTGTCGTCTCCGACAGCAGGCGACGCGACGTGCGACGCAGATTGCGCGCGAGGTACAGGTCGTGGCGGAGGTCAGCGCGGTCCGCATTGCTGAGAGTGTCGTCAGACATCTCGACGCAGAGGTAGTCGATCTTGTCAGTCAGGCTGTCGATCTGCTGTTGCAGGCGAGCGCGTTCTTTGGCGATGAGGGCTTGCATAGACATGAGGGCTCCTGTGTTGTTGGTGTCTACGCGGGGCCCGCAGGTCTATTGCTGAGACGACGAACTTTTTTTGCGATAGGCTCTCGCTGCCTGTTGTGCAGGCATTCACATCGGAGGGTTTGCTTTGGGCTCCCACTCTATCGACATCGCTGAACTGGACTTCGTGCCGCATCCTGTCTACGGAGAGCAAGTCCTCGCTATCGAAGCGGAGTTGCGCCGCATCTGGCCAGGGTTCAAGCGCATCGTGCGCGAGATTCCAAACCCAGATCCGAACGGTCCTGGCAAGGTCCACTTCGTCAGCCTGAAGGGTCAGCCGTTCACAGAGGCAGGACAGCCGAAGCCGCCGTTCACGCTCCAGCACGTTCGGCGAATCAAGTGGTTGCTGAAGCGATACGAGTTGCTCCAGGCAGGACGCGACCTCAACGTCAAGATCATCGAGACGAAGGCGAAGCCCGGTCGGTGCTTCGTGCATGTAGACCTCGACAAGCCACAACAGCAGAGGAGCATCCCGGCACCGATCGACGAGCATGTCGGCACGACTGCGCTAGCTCCGAAGCGGACCATCAACATCGCAGACCTCGCGCTGACGATTGGCGCACCGCTCGATCGCGTTGAGGCGGCTGTGGACGCTGCACCGGAAGACGCTGATACGGAGTCCTGGGTCCGAGACAACTGGCGGGAGGTAGACGCATGAACGCCCGCAGGAAGCTCCTGACGATTCCTGAGAACGCTCGCTACTGGTCAGTTACTCTAAAGGGCGACAAGCCGCAGCACGGCGCGCACCACTTCCGCTTCCCGTCCTGGGCGATGGCGTCGATCCTGCAAGAGGTCGCGCTGAACTGTCCGACGCAGAACCAAGGCGAGGACTGGCTGCGATGGGCGCGTCGCATCACTCCCTGGATGGGCGCAATCATTGGTCGTTGTTGGTGGCATCGCGGCTTCGTGCTTGCAGTAGCCGAACCAGGATGGCGAGCAGACCTCGACGAGATGCTGAACTACGGGCATGAGGTCATCGACGAGTTGCAAGAGCAGGGCTATTCGCTGGGCGAGGTGCTGCTGCTGTACAACGCCTGCACGGACGCGCTGCGAAAGCGTCTCAGCATCATCGGGCAGGCGCATGAGCGAGCAGATTTTTCCGATTCGGGCGAGGGCGGCGACCCGACGGATCAGACCAGCCCGCCCCCGACACAGCAACCCAGCGAATCCGAGAAGGTCGCCTCGACTACCTGACTATCGAAGCCGGTCTGACATGGTTCCGCTCGTCGGCTGCTGTCTACGGGCTCCCGCTGGAGGAGCAGGTCGAAGTCATCGCTGCGATGCTGGCTCGCCTGCATCCTGAAGTCGCTGGCGACTCGTTGCTTGCAGTTACGCATCGAGATGCGATTGCCCTCCACAATGCGACCGTGCCGAAGATGAAGCCCAGCAAGGGCGGCACCGCTTCTGCTGACTTGTCGTGGCTCGATTAGTGCGCTCGTTGCCGATAGACTGACAGCATGCCGGTTCGCATTCCTGTCCGCCTGCGCTCCACAGAGCAATTCCTGAGACGGAATCACGGCTCCGTGCGTCAGTTGACAGTGACCGAGCGACGCATCGTGCGAAAGTGGGTGCGTCGCATGGAGCTAGCTATCGAAGACGCGTGGCCGGTAGACACAGGCACAAGCCGAGACAATTGGCGATCTCAGGTGTACGGGTCTGCCAGGACAAACCCAGATGGCGGGATCGGCTTCCTGCTGTGGAACGACACCTATTACGTGCAATGGATTCGTCGCACTGGAGAGAAGCAGGCGGGACTCTCAGCCCTCTGGCGACGACTCGTCCCTCGCGTCATCGCGCAGTATCGCGATCCGATGCTCGCTGAACTGAACGCGGAGATCCTGCTCACCGAAGCAGAAATCCAACGCGGGGCTGACCTGCTGGACATCCTACAACTTCGGAGATCGGCATGAGCGCAGCAATGGGAGTCGTCATTCGCGACGTAGACTTCGACATTCCGAACATCCAGCGTCGGCTCAACGATGCCGAACGTCGCGTGTTTACGAATTGGGAGTCTCGCGTGCTGGACTTCTACCAGGATCGGTGGACAGGCTGGCGATACGAGGGCCGACCTCCTGGCGACCCTCGGCTGGTGTCTTACGATGCCTGGACGACACAGGTTCAGACAACTGCCGAAGGCACGGTACTGACTGTCGAGAACAAGGCGCGCGACTACCGCACCGGAACGAACGCCTATGTGAGCTTCGTGACTCGCAGCGGCGCAAGCCGACCGGAGTGGGAGGTCGTGACTGACGAGTTCATCGCTGAACAACTCCCGAGCCTCGCGCAGGATCTGAGCGACGAGATTGCGCGCTCTGCTGCGGGCCCTGTTGAGGAGCCTCGACCCAGGAGCGGCGACGGTCCGTCTGAGACGCTTCGTCTGGAGTTGTAGACCCTTTGAACGGCAGGCAGGATAGGCAGCCGCCTAAGGACAGGAGACAGGCATGAGCGACGTCGTCATCAACTATGTCGGAGACAGCAGCGACCTCGTCGCGGCTGCCAAGCAGGCTCAGAAGGCGAACCGAGATGTCAGCAAGTCTGTCGAAGCGTTGGCGAAAGAGTTCAAGGACGCCGACGACGCTATCAAGGCTGAGGCGAAGCAACTTGGAGTCAACACCTCGCAACTGAAGCGCGCGAAGAAGGCAGCCGAAGACGCCAGCAAGGGCACCGAACAACTGAAGAAGCAGTCCGGGGAGGCAGCATCAAGCCTCGGCAAGATGAAGTCAGCGGTCGGTCTCCTGTCGCCGGAATTGGAAGGAGCCCTCGACTCCGTTCAGCGACTTGCAGACGGCACCGAAGGACTCAGTCAGGCAGGAGGCGGGGCAACGCTCGCGCTCGGCGCGACAGGCTTGCTGGCGGCTGTCGGTTTGCTGGTCGCAATCTACGAGCAGTTGAACAAGCAACTCGACGAAGCCAACGAACGCATGGAGGAGGCAGCCCTCCGAGCGGAGCAGGCAACGAAGGTTAACCGGGAGCATGAGAAGGCAATGCTGGCCGTGCGGGCTGCGACTGACGAAGAAGCAGCAGCGCAGTTGAGTCGCATTCAAGCGATGGAGCAGGCCGAAGGCATCTTCGCCACGACTGCTGACTCCCTGGACGAGCAGATCACAAAGAACCGAGAGCTACGCGAAGAGGTGGACACCCTGACTCATCAGTTCTTGCAACTGATTCGCGTGTTCCCGGCTTGGAACTTCCTGATCGCTGAGAACAGCGCGACGACCGAGAGCCTCGACAATCAACTGGAAGGCTTGCGCAAGCAGCAGAAGAACCTCAACAACACTATCGACGACACAGCTATCGCTCTTGAAGGCGAACAGGCTGTCCGGAAAGAAGCGGTCAAGACCGTCAAGACTGAAAGCAGCGCTCGCAACAACAACCTTGCGAAGCTCCGTGAGGTCGAACGCGCGCTGAAGCAGTTGTCAGGCATCGAACAGAAGATGGTCAACGAGCAACTGACCGGGCTCGACGCCATCGACGCGAAGTACGAGGCCCTGACAACACAGGTCGAAGACCTCGCCAGCCAGTACACCGACAACGTGGAGATCCAGGCGCAAGCTGACGACGCGCTGCATGCCATCCGCCTCGGTCATCACAACGAGCGACTGTCTTGGATGGAGGAGGAGCGCGCGAAAGAGACAGAAGCAGCAGAAGCCAGCGCTGAAGATACGAAGCAGCGTCTGGAAGCAGCATTCGACGAAGCGATTGCACAAGCTGAAGCCGAGCAGAAGATGAAAATCGACCTCGCAGGCATGGCGACGGACGCGCTGCTAAACATGTCGGACCAGTTGCTGGAGCGTCGGATCAACAACCTTGATCTTGAAACGAAAGCAGGTCGCAGGCTTGCGCGTCGTGCTGCAAAAATTCAGAAGGGGCTCGCGGTCACTGGAGCTATCGCCAACGCTGCACTCGCTCTCGTCAAGAGCGTTGCGACGAATGGTCCTCCTGTGCCGCCGAACATCGCTGGTATCGCTGGCTTCGCATCAGCAGCAGCCATCGGAGCGACATCCATTGCCGGTGCCGCGATGACGCCGCTTCCTGAGTTCCCGGTAGGGGGTATCGTCCCGCAGATGAGCGTCGATCATCAGGCTGTCGGAGTGCAGTCAGGCGAGGCAATCCTGAATCGTCAGGCGACCGAGGCACTCGGACCACAAGGTGTAGATGCGCTCAACAACTTGGGAGCAACTCCTGAGCCGGTGGTCGTTGCAGTACCTGTGTACGAACACGAGGTGCTTGAACCAGCGATGGACGACTTCCTTGCTGCTGGAGGCGGTACTCTGCGGAAGCGAATCGACGACGCTGCTCGCCCGAGTGTCGCTACTCGGATTCGGAGGTAGACATGGCCAGCGACATCAGCCCTAGCGCATACCGTGGGCTACTCATCCACGACGAGCGCATCAAGACGAGCGCTATCACAGCGACTGACGATTCCACAGCGCCGAGCGACTACACGCAAGCAGGGCCGATCCCAGGCGTCGCGCTGTCGCAGGACTCTCCACGTTCGAACATGACGTTCAACGTCACTGGACAACAGTCAGCGAACAAGCAGCTTCGCATCAAGGCTGCACGGGGCGGCTATCCATCCCTCGATGGAGTCGGCGGCGGCTTGTATTGGTACGACCAGGGCGACAGCGATGTGCAGGCGTGGGATTGCTACAACGTGATCACAGGCTTCGAATGGATTGCCCAGATCCCGAACCTGAACACAACGGAGATCGGCAGCCCAACAGCGATCACGCTGAAGACGAACAAGGTTCTTCTCGCTTATCGCTCAGCCTTGACCGGCAATGCCGACGACGTCATCACCGTCAAGTCGTTGGTGCCTGGAGGCTCCTGGACAACCGAAGCGACAATCACTCCTGCGGTTCAGCACGACAAGCTCTATCCAGCGTTGCTTGAACTCCCAGACGGAACGATTCTGCTGTTCTATTGGGTTGTCGACACCTCGACCTCGACGGCTCAGGTCGCTGTGCAACGCTCAACGGACAGCGGCGACACATGGTCTGTCGCTAGCAGCTTCGCCCTCGTAGACAGCATCTCGACCAGCACGTACACCATCGCGCCGCTTCATGTTGGGTACAGCAACGGTCAGATCCTCATGATCTCCGCGCTAGTCGACACCAGCGGCAACAACGAGCCCGTTCAGCTAGCAAGCGACGACAATGGTGCGACGTTCACAACCGTCAAGCAATGGAGCACAGCAGCAGGGAACCCCGACGCGACATTCCCGATCATCTACCCAAAGCAGGGCGGCGGGTTTCAGGTAGTCTTGACTGAATCGGCTGGAGAGAAAACACGCGACATCGGTTCCGCATACGAGGATCTGACAGGAGTGACTGCCGTTGCGACTATCGGTGGTGTCACAGGTCAAATCGGCTTCATTGACGAAGACGGTGTATGGTACATGTTCGGCGCGTCGAGCGGTACGCAATACAGGGCAAGCGTCAGCACTGACGAAGGCGGCACATGGGCCCGCATGGTCTTCATCGATGAGGACTACAATGGACCGTACAACCAGCCTGCAAGCGGCAATCTCAACATCAACCGAGATCATCAGACCGCTACGTTCCTGGAAGGTCGGGCGCTCCTCATCTCCAAGTTCGATAGCGCGGGAAGCAGCACCATCGACACCGATAGCCTCGGATGCACCTATTTAGGCGGCAGCAGCAATGTGACTATGCCGTCCGACACTGACGCTGAGCGCGGAATCTCAAATCGCGCTGCGATGGGGAAGGCGTGGCTCCCCTTCGAGACGCCAAGCTATTCTTCCTCTGTTTCCGAGACGAAGACTGGTACGCCGACCGAGACGTTTACGACATCTGGTTACCGAGTCCAGACAGCAGCTAGCTCCAGTAGCCTCTATTGGACAGACAATTGTTCATGGGCGCTGAACACAGCGAAGGTTGAGTGTCCGTTCGACGTTCATTTTGCGGTGACTGTTGCGTCCGGTGGGTCGCTGTCGAACGACAACATCAACGTCGCAATCACGCACGGAGACGCTAACGAGCGATTTCGCGTACGCTTCAACATGACGACCACTGGCTTCCGCGTTGTAGATGTCAACGCTGGCAGCACCATTGGCGATGTCACGGTAGACATGACAGCGGGCGTCGAAGTCCGCGTCGGTATTCGCAGCCCGACCGGAGCAGGAAACAACGACGGGATCGTGCGCGTGTTCTACCGACTGATCGGAACGAAGAGCCTGACGAAGCGTACCTGGACTGTCGGACCAACGACATCGACGCTGCAAACCGGTAGCGGCTCGTATGCTCCTGTCCTGGAGTTCGGCGCACCAAATCAAGCTGCGACCGATGTGACATGGCTGCTCATGCAGGCGCGCACATCACTCGTCGCTGCTCTGCGACGCGGAGGCTGGGCAGCAGGGAAGCCACAATTCCCTCGTCCAATCAGCCGGTTCCCGATTGGCATCGACAACGGAGTGAAGGTCGCTGCTGTAGACGGGCCCTGTTACGAAGGCGAAGTCTGGAACATCGACACCGCGTACCAGTACCCGGTCGAAGCCATCGACCCGGCTGTGTCTCCTTCTCCTGCTCGCAAGTGGCGAAGCACTGACGAGACACAGCACGACATCGTCTGGGATGTCAGCGGGCTGAGTGGTGCCGACACGCGTCTCGGCTCGACGACTTGGGCGCTGTATCTGGCTGGCATCAACTTCCGCACAGGCAGCTTGTCAGGCATCACTCACAGCGGCAGCGCGACGACGCTGATGTCCTTCGACGCAGCACACGGGAAGACCGGACTCGCGTACACCCGCGTCGGTGATGTCATCAAGGTCAACACTGGCACCAGCACCGACGCTGATCACTACATCGCGCGCAACGAGTTCGCAGGCGGAACGCTTGCCCTCGACACGAACAAGTATCGCCGCATCACGCGACATACTGGAGGCTCGTACACCGACGAGACAACGGTTCGTCCTGAGTTCTTCTGCGACACCATGGACGGCACGGAAGACGCATCCGGCACCCTGGAGTTGTGGTCTCCTCGCCTGCTTATCATCCTCCACAATGTCGTCCGCGAGTACCGCTGGCTTCGCTTGCGTATCAACGCGCAGACGACAGCAGACGGCTACTTCGAAATCGGTCAGGCGTTGTTGGGACCGATTGCCATCTTCGGCAAGCAGTACAGTCGAGGTCGCGTCCTGTCGAGACAACCGAACACGACGCTCACCACACGTCGCAACGGCTCCCGCGTAAGTCGTCGAGAAGGCGGTTCTCGCAGGTCTGTTCAGGTCGCTTGGCGAGAAGGCGTTGACAGCTATTCGATCTTCCCTAATCCGCCGACAACGAATCCGGTGCCCGACTACCTCACAGGAACGACGACTGGCGGCGCTGAACCGATTGCTACGCCGTTTGACACCGCATTCAAGATGGATGCCCTCGTTGATGAACTAAACGGCAGTAACCGTCCGGTGGTGTATCTGCCGACGGTTCCGCGCGGGACTCCTGACACCCTGCATCATCTGCACCTCCACGAGTCGTTGTACGGTCGGATCGTAACTGCTTCTCGGCTGGAGAACGTCGTCGGAGACGAAGGGCTGGGTGAGGTTTTGCGAATCGGCACGGTGACCATCGAAGAGGAACTTTGAGGCAATGCCGAGCGACCGTCATAGCCCTGTTGACCTGCGAGACGGTCTAATCTATCCCGTCCTGGAATTGCATTTCGGCGGGACAGTCCGCTACTTCAGCATCGACGCGCTCGACATCGTGCGAGATGACGGCACGCTCATCCAGGCTGAAGCAGCGATGATGAACGAAGCACGCTGGACAGAAGCTATCAAGCTCGGCAGCACCGACGTTCCGCTGCGCTCTGTCTCCTTAGAGTTAGCTACGAAGTCAATCGATTGGGCTGAGGAGTATAGCCTCGGTCGCGACCTCGGCATGGCTTATGGCGAGTTGTCTCAGTGGGTGAGCGGGACGACCTGGGACAAGCGGCGACAGCTTGTCTCAGGCATCGTTCACAAGCCGATGTACGGAGCGCTCGGAGAAGCCTGCTCGTTCACCCTGAAGTCGCATCCGTTTGAAGACCGCACCATGATTCCAGATGGTGATGCGATTGTCGATAGCACGACATGGCCGAACGCAAGCAACGAGGCACTCGGAGAGTCGTATCCCGAAGTATTCGGTCAGCCTGGAGCAGGGTCCGGCGGAACGAGGTTTCCTGGTACGCGCGGTCTGATTGTCGATAAAGACCCGTCTAACCGCTATCTGCTGATCGCCGGTCATCGAGTGCAGGCAACGCACGTCGAAGTCATTGATGCGAAGGCGCTGCCGAGCGGAACATGGGATACCCTTGCTGTAGCGCACACAACAGACGGCAGAGGTCGAACTGTTGCTCAGGTTCAATTGCCGCATGGAAGCAGCGGAAGCGATGCGAAGTTCGACGAAGACTCCACCTATGTCGTGTCGTGGGGCTACGACGGACAAGGAGGCGGTCGCTACAACAGCACCGAAACTAATGTCATGCGGGACGCTGGCGACGTCCTCCGCTACCTCTTCAACCGATCGAACCTACGCGTCGACCGAGGACGCACAACAGCGACCCTCGACTTGTTGCGCGGTCGCAAACTCGACTTCGCTGTGCTTGAACCCATTAATGCATGGGAGCTTATTCGTACGCGCATCCTGCCAGCATTGCCCGTGTCGATTCGCAACGGTCCTGACGGGCTCTATCCGGTTGCTTGGCGACAGGCTGTCGACGGACCTGTAGAGTATTCGTACGACGTTCAGAGAGGCGACCTCGTCCGAGAAGGACGCATTCGGACCCGCTCGACGTTGCACGGCAGTCTCGCTAACGAGTTTCGCATTGCCTACGCGATCGATGTGACCCGCAAGTCAAATGCGCAGTTCTTGCTGACAGGCGATCCGCGCATCGCCAGCAATGCAGACACAGCGACGAATCTTGCCTGCCGGATCAGTCGCGCGCGCGCTGTCCAGACTCGGCCTGAACTCCAGAACAGCAGCGCAGACCGAATCGAGCTTGACGCTGTCTGGGACTCCGCAACGGCTTCTGCTGTTGCCTACGATCAAGCCATCATGCGAGCGTTGCCAGCACGCGAGATCACATACATCGACAATCGAGAGCGAACGCAGATTGAGGAGGGCGCGGCGGTAGAAATCACCGACAGCGACCTTAGCCTCTCAGCCGCTCGCGCTATTGTCTCGCAGATCGAAACGCGCGCTGACGAGTCTCGCGCCTTGACGCTCCTCCTAATCGATCCGGCTGCTCTATAGCGTCGCTGCTGTCGATCCAGAATGCGGCGATGACGTTCGCCTGATAGAGTGGACTCCTCCAGACTGACTGACTGATCGAGGAGACGACATGGCATACGCTGCAACGGTGACCGTGACTCGCAAGGGTTCTGAAATCCTGGTCACTGTTTCCGAGACCGAAGCAGCCTCCGGGTCGGAGGCGACCATCACCATCGGCGTGACGAAGTTCCGGGTTCATCGTCAAATCTGCTCGCTTACTTCTGGAAGTGGCGCATCGGTCGATCCCATCCTGGGTCGCGCTACGAATCCATCGGGCGCGAACGTCATCCTCGACAACGATGCCGCCGCAGCGACTGCTGACAACAGCGTGACGGGTGGAGTCACTGGCTACTCGTCAGACGGCATCCTGTACCACCGCTCCAAAGTAAACACCGGAACCGACAACACAGTGGTCAGCGAGTACCACCTGACGGTCGGCTGGTAGTCATGGCGCTCGCCCGTCCTGGATTCTCTCCAGCCTCTCCTACTATCGTTCCGGCTATCGGCGGCGCTACGGCTGCATCTGCCTGGACGGATGCTGACCTCAGCGCGTTCACGAAGAACGACGACAACGGCTTGTACACCACCTCGGGTTCGTCGCTTGGAACCGAGTCAACGATCGTCCTGGACGGCACCAATCATGGCCGCATCGACTCCAGCATGGACGGTCTTTTCTTCACGCTGCAACTGTCTGACTTCGACCGGACAAAGCACTTTGGCGTCGCGATTCGCGCTACGTGGTCAACGTCGCTCGCCGGTACGTGGGAGCTATACCTCGGGGTCGGTAACGACTCGGATCCAGTTTCCGATGGCGGCGTCTACCTATCTTCGCAGTTGAAAAGCTCGTCGGCGTCGGTCGGCGGCAACGACTACGGTCAGACCCCGACAAACAATCAAAGCGTCAACGACGCGCGATTCCTCGGAGGCATGATCAACTACCGGAGCGACCGACAGGATGGGTCGTGCGGTCAGAGTGCCAACAGTGGTCGAACAGTGCGAGCCGGGCAGAATCGAAGCGTCGATCCCGGAACCGCGATGACCGATAACGACCAGTTCTTACTCGTCGGCATCGGCAATCAGGCGGCGAAGGGCGATGGCTCCTACAACGGGACTCTGACAGGGCTGAAAGTTCAGTATCAGTTGCTCGCGCACCATGGGCTTGACTGATGTCTGATTGGGACATCCTGCTTCGACTGTCATCGGCTCCAGGCTGGCGAGAAGCTCCGTACGGGGGCGGGGGTGGGCCTGTTGACGGAAACCCGATGGGAACGGCAACGCTGCCGAACTCCAGTGCTTGGAATTGCTCGACGTTCCAGGCGAAGGCGACGATCTGGGCGGCGTACCTGCTCGGGCGGCAGGGCTTTCAGTTTTCCTCGGCAGACTGGTCGGAGTGGATGATTCAGGAACTCGGCGCAGCTGGCGGTGTTGATGTTGCTGTGCGGCTAGGCTTGGCTTGCCGTGTTCATCGTGACATCCCGCGCCATGTGCGCGAAGGAGACTGGCTTATCTGTCAGGGCTGGAATGGCAGTCGAGGACATGCGTTCTTCGTCCGTTGTTGTCGCGACGAAGAAGGGCTTGGCTTCGCGTACCTGGAAGCGAACAACGCCTTCGGGATCGACGGCATCGGCTCGCGCTCCTGCTCGGTGCCGAATGCCCGCAATTGGGGCGGGATGTGGCCCACCAGGGCACTCAAACCGGAAAGCGCTGACGACGTCTTGCAGCGCTACGAAACCCTATTCACCGCTACGCTCATCTGAAGGTCATTCATGGACAAGCTAAAGCAATTGCGAGACCGCATCGTCGGAAAGGCAGGTCACATCGACAAGGCGGAAGCCCTGCTTATCGCCCTGGAGGTGATGGACGTCGCTAGCGCCATCACCGCTGCGATGACAGACGGCGAGATCGACGCGGCAGAAGCTGCCAAGATTGGCCGAGAGGTGGCCGATCTTCGCGCAGTCCTCTCCGAAGCAATGGCCGACTGATGACTTCTGCTCCGCACGTCGAGTCAACAACTGACCCGCCGACGAGTCCTCCGGTGACGCTTGATCCCATCCCATCGGCATCAGCCTCGGCATCGACAGGTCGCACCGGCTTCATTTCGAATCTGACCATCGGACAACTCGGCGGCGTCGGTACGCTCCTGCTCCTATTGAGCGGCGGCGGCGGGGCGGGCTTCAGCGCGATGCTGATGGGCGGCGATATCATCCACCAGGACGACCTCGACCTGATGGAGCAGCGCCTGCGGGCAGACCTTGCGAAAGACCGTCAGATCGAACTGCTCGCCCAGGAACAGCGACTCTCGACGGAGCTAGCTGACATCGACCACAAGCTCGATGTGATTGCGCGAGAGCTTGACATCGACCTGGAATAGGTAAACGCAAAAGGGCCGCCCGAGGGCGACCGTGTGCGCCTTTACATCGCCAGCCACTTAGCGACCGTCAACTCGTCGACGGTCTGCGCAGGGGCTTCCAGGATGCCGCCCCGGTAGGTGCAGCAGTCTGCGTGGATGTAGTAGCTGCCGTCCGCGTGCTGTTGGACAGTGCCTTCGATCAGCCCGCGCATGGCCAGACGGTTCAGGACGCTCTCGGTCGTCCTGGTGTCGACGTCCTCGCTGACCAAGTTGTACCGGCTTCCAGCAAGGGCCGATCCCATCTGATACACGTCGATGTCACCGGCGCTCATCAGATCAAGCACGCGCTGCTCTGGCGCGCTGGGCTTCTCGTTGGCCATACGCTGGCATCGGACGACGAGATCGACCTGCTCGGCGTTCATTTCGGCCAGCGGGGTGATCATCAATTCGTTGCGCGTCATGTTGCTCTCCGTTGTTGGTGCCGGTAATACGCAGACCTCCGCGACCTATTGCAGACCCTCCGCGTTTTTTTTGAATACCTCCAGATTCCGGTCGCCCTGCCGCCTATAGCGGTCCTTGATTGCCTCCGGATGATCGTCAGGCAGCGGCTCGCCAATGTCAGGGCAACGGCTGCACTGAGTTGACGAACTACGCCAAACGAAGCCGCAGCCTATGCAAGATCGCAGGACTGCGACGTCCGATGTCATGATCTGAACCTACCAGTCCGCAGGAGGGTTGAGCGGCAGTTCAGGCGACTGCTTCTCTTGCACTGGCTCCGACACCGGACCCAAGCAGGCGTCGAGCAAGGAATCGACCTCCTCCTGGTCGGTGAGCCAATTTTCGTCAGGAGTCAACGACTCGCTGTCATCCATGCCGAGCGCTCGCGTCAGAGGGTCAGGCTGCGGCTCGACGACCGTTGCAGTCGTTTCGATAGGCTGTTGAATGGGCCTGTCGTCGTCCATAAGCTCTTCAGTCGTCCGAAGGCTAAGTCCCAGACCCAGCAGCACCTCGGGGCAGTACAGGCGAATCAGGAACGAAGCAGCGCGATAGCGAAGCATCAGTTCCGGCATCGACTTGTACTTCGGGTTTTTGGTCCAGCCTTCGCCCTGAGCCATCTGCATCGTGACTCGGAACGAGACGCGCTTTCCAGTCGCTTTGAGAACAGCGAACGCCTCGACTGCTTGGAGGTAGCCATTCTCGGCGCGCTCCTCTTCGAAGTCGATTGGATTCTCCAGGACGCCTGACCGATTGACGAGGGCGATTTTGAACTTCGACGAGAACGACGGCGTCCCGTGGACGAAGTAGACCTCCTGCATGACCGTCAACGGATGCACGTTGATCATGCGGGCGACTTCGAAGCAGATGATGGCATTCGCCAGCGCGTCTCCGTTCTTCCGCAGCGCGTCAGGCATCAGCCCTGAGTTAGCGAAGACGCGCGCGACCTCGGTGCCGTGTTGCAGCGTCTCGTTGCTGGTGAAAAGCGATAGTTCAGTTGTCATGATTGCTCCCTTGGGTTGCGATGCGTGTACGTCGTCCAGGTCAGAACTATTCGTGCAGTCCTGAGACTTTCAGACGACGCGAACGCGAGGTGGTGATGATGCCTTTCTGCTTCAACTCGTTGTAGATGTCCGGGGCTTCGGCTCGCAGTCGCCGCAAGCTGACACTCTCGCGCGACGACTCCGAGAGTGTAGCCTTCGGAGCGCTCGGACGATCATCGAGGCGACATCCGTAGTCTTCTCCTATCAGGCTCGCTAGCTCGTTTCGCGCTGCATCGGCCCGACGTCGATTGTCCCGCTCGGCTTTCTTGTAGTCCTCGACCTGCCGCATCAGCCATGCCTCTCGGGTCGAGGCTGTCCGCATGCGCTTCTCTGGGTTGAGTTGCTTGCGGTCGCTGTACTGTCGGCAGACGGCGCTACTGCTGAAGGCAGGAGCCTCGCCTCGGATGAGATGCACCTCGCGCCACTTGTCAAGTTTGTCGATGATGCGCGTCTGAAGCGCCTCGTTCCGCAGGATGCGTACCACCCGCAGTTCGAGCCCTCGGTAGATCATGCAAGCGACAACATCCCACCACGGCAGACCGGTGATGGCGAGGTAGCCGTAGACCTGCAACGCGACGCGAGGAGGCACCAGACGAGCGGCGTTCGGAGTCCAGGACTCGACGACATACTTCTGACCAGTCGCCCACTCATGGTGATTGCGAGTCGTCTTGACTTCAACGCCACCGATCTCGCCTCCTGGCAGCATCGCTGCGAAGTGGTCTGGACTACCACGCAACCAAGGCGCGCCGATGTCTGTCCCATCGAAGATGATGTGCGGAGTCTGCCATGGCCAGAATAACTGCACCTCGCGCTTTCGCTCGTACATCCGAAGCACGGCAGGCTCTAAGTCGTGCCCTCGTTGGAAGTCTTCGTTGTCTGCGTTGCTGTCGTCCGGTGGCAGCAACTCCGGCGCATGCTGTCGCGCCCAAACGGTCCAGCCGTCGTAGTAGGCTCCTCCCGCCTCTCCCAGCAGGATCGCCGCGATGTCGCTGCACGAAAGCGCTGCCGCGTATGCCTTGCGACCTTCAAGCCACTCGTCGCGCGTCGAGTAGACCTGCGCTGTGTCAAGGAGTCCTCGTATCCTTGCGCTCATGACGAAGCCTCCTTCAGTGCCTTCGCGAGGACGACTCGGTCCTCGTCCGTAGTCATGTCGTCGATCCAGCGGTCCGTGATCTGCCACCACGAACTGGCGGGGTCGATGACGGCATACTTCTGGCCCACGACTCTCAGGGCGTAGCCAAAGCCCTGCGGGTCGTTGAGGTCCACCGGCATCCCACGGGCGAGGGGTATGGCAGGCATGTGCTCCAGACGCTTGACCTTCGCTTGAAGCTCTTCGTTGTCCTGCCGCAGGGCTGCGGCTTCGCCCTTGTAGGAGGTCAGCAAGTCCTTCAGCCGTTCGACCTCCTCTTCCAGATTGTCGATCTTGATCTGCTGGTCGTCTCGTTCCTCTTCTAAATCTCTGATGACCTGCAATCGGTCTTCGGATTCGTTCTCCAACTGAGAGATTCGCCGCCAGCCCGCCTCCACTTGCTGTTGCATCGTCATCATTGGGTCACCTCCTTCGCAACAGCAAGTCGGTCGTAGACCTCATCCAGGATCTGCTGGCGACGATTCAGCGCGTATTCGTGAGCATCCTGCGGCGCGGCGCGAAGGGCAGCTTCGAAGGACTGTCCTCTCTGGATGCGACGGACGATGAAGGGACGAAGCTCGGCAATCATGCGGGCAACGTCGGCTGGGAGGTCTGCGGTAGTCATGTTCTCTCCGTGTTCTGCGCGTAGTACGCAAGGTTGAGGATTTTTGTTTCAGCCTGCCTCGGTTTTTTTTTCTGCGATCGTCATGCATACCTTCGCTCCAGTTTGAGGAAGCGCGAGTACCGGCCTTGGAATTGGGTATGGACTGTTCCGCACTGTCCGTCTCGCAGCTTCGCCACGATGCACTCGGTATGCTCAGGATCGTCGGTGTCCTGGAAGTAGTAGCCGTGGCGATAGAGGAACATGACCGCATCGGCGTCCTGCTCGATTGCTCCTGACTCTCGGAGATCCGACAGGAGCGGTCGCTTGTTCGGTCTGGACTCGACGCCCCGGTTTAGTTGAGACAGCATCAGCACCGGCACCCCGCATTCCTTGGCGAGCGCTTTCAATCCTTGGCTGTTGTGCGCGACTGCTTCTTCGCGACTCTTCAGATGTCGCGGAGCGCCCATCAGTTGCAGATAGTCGACGACGATCAAGCCGAGCGGAGTTCCTGCTCGCTGCATCTGTACGCGAAGCTGCCGCACGATAGACCGAATCTCGCTCAGGGTGATTCCGCCTCGGTCACAGATGAACAGCGGCAAGTCGTGCCAGATGCTGTGAGCGTCTTCGATGTCCTGTAGCTGCGACACGTTCGGATCGCCTGACAGGAATCGGTCGAGGTCAACAGTTGCCAGCGATGCCCAGCCTCGGTGGGTAAGTTGCTCGACACCCATCTCTAACGAGAAGAACGCGACACCCTGACGACGTTGCGATGTCTTGATTGCCCATTGCGCCGCCATTACGCTCTTGCCCATACCAGGACGAGCAGCAACGACCGTCAGACATCCTGCCTGAAGCGCTGGCAGCAGTCGTTCGTCGAGGTCACTAATGCCTGTCGTGCAAGCGCAGATCGTCTGACCTCGTTGTCGCGCCTCCATCCTAGATTCCAGCAGGCCCCATGCACGTTCGGCACCTTCCTTCGCATCGACAGCAGCGACGTTCGTTTGCGGAGTCAACTGCGACAAGGCTTGTTCGGCGCGGTCCAGAACCGACACCAGATCCTCGTCAGGGTCTGCGGAAGCTGCGGCAAGTTCATCAGCCGCTACTCGGATGCGGCGACGCGTTGCAGCATCAGCGCAGACACGAACGTAGCGATCCCAGCCTCTGCTGGTCGGGACCATCTCCGGTAGGTTCTGAACATAGTCCAGCCCGCCGACGCGAGTCTGCTCCTCCTCTCCAAAGGCGAGCAGCCTGGATGAGATCGTAACCACATCAGGCGCGATGCCTTCTTCGTGCAACGCCTTGATGTGACCGAAGATTCGGACATGGCTTGCGCTGTGGAACAGGTCCGCAGTCAGTTCGTTGTCCCACTCTCCGAGCAACAGGCAACCGAGCAGCGCGCGCTCGGCGTTCGTTGCTTTCATGGTCCGATAGCCGTGCGGTTCTTCCCCGTCAGGACGATGTCAGCGCTTAGTTCGCGTGACCAGTTCATCGCCCATGCGCGGAGAGTGTAGGAGTCATAGGCACGAATGGGCTCATGCGCTGCGGCATCAGGCGACCGTTCATTCAGGACAGATCGAACAATGCGGTCGCAGTTCGAGAGCAGCACCTCGCTGTCGTAGACAAGCGGAATGCCCCAAGCATCACCGACGTTGAGGTACGCGAAGTCGCTTGTCCCGTGCCAGTGACCGTCGACCCGATAGACGAACCAGAACGCATCGTAGTGCGGTCCGGTCATCAACTTGTCGACGATCTCCTCCTTCTCGGTCACGATGGCGATCATCCAGGGTTCGCACTGGCCGTCGAACTTTTCGCACTCGTACTGATTCGGCTCGCCGCAAACCTCGCAGATGTACGGGGGATCATCGTAGTAGCTCATCACTTGTCTCCGCTGACTACGCGCAAGCCTGAAGCGGCCTGACGGTAGCCAGTGATGAACGCCATACGCAGATCCCGGCGCTCGTATTGCGTCCGTGCCTGAGAAATCTTGCTGACCTTCCCGCCGCCTCCTGGAAGACTGCCGAGAACCTGCCAGACGAGGTCGGCACTGGAAGCCAAGATCCCGTGCTGCTGCAAGTCCTCCGCGCTGCGAGGCAGCGAACGACCCTGATCGACGATCGCGCATAGCTGATCCCAGATTGCCTCGGCAGCCTCCTCTTGACCTCCTGTTGCGACTTTTGGTTTGCCTGCTCTCGCCCATTGCTGCGCTCGCTCGACTCGCATAGACCACTTGTCGGCCTTGTAGAGCGTCCCGCAGGACGTGTACGGAGTCCGACGTTCGTTGTCTCCTCGGAAGAAGGACGCATCGGGGGCGAGGTGGACCCACTCTGCGACGAGCTTGCATGTCTCGACGTCGTCATCTCGGATTCGGGATCGGATGCTGCGAGCATCACTGGTTCGCAGCTTGCGCGCTTTAGGGTGCCACTGTTGCCAGTGCTTCCAGACAGTCAACTCCGGAGAATCGTCAGACGACAAGTCTGACAGAGAGAGTTCTTTCTCTGTTCTCTGTAAGGAAAGCGCGCGCGATAGGTCCGTTTGCTGTCCGTTTGCTGTCCGTTTGCTGTCCGTCGCGCTCCTACGATGCCCTTGTGGGCGCGAGTTTGCTGTCCACCAACTTGGCCAGTCGATGTCCGTCTGCTGTCCGTCCACTTCTGGGAAGGAGGCAACAAACCGCCTCAGCTTGCCGCGTGACCAGCCCAGCGAAGCCGCCATCTTCGACAGCGGCATGGTCGCCAGAAGCCCATCGTGCGCGAGGGCATTGATCTCGCAGGCTGCTTCT